GCCCTTACCGAACATTTGTGCTATCCGCTCGGCCGACTTGCGCTTGCGCTCCTCGTACCGTCGACCACCCTCCTGCAGCTCGTACTGCACAAAGGTAGCCAGCTCAAGTTGCGAATGTGTCAGGTCACGGGCCGTCACCGCAGGCGTACCCCGCTCGAGCCACTTGCCGATGCGGTTGGCCTCCCAAAAGCCCTGTGGCTCGGTCGTGAGCACGAGGCAGGTGGTCGGCTTGGCCTCCATCTCCTCGTGACCTAGACCCTGCCTGTAACCCATCGTGCAGCCTCTCTCATGCCGTGTTGCGTCGGGACACTCCCAGCAGCGAAAGCTGTGCGACATCGTCAGCCGGGCAAAGTCGCGCCATGCAACACGGCTTAGGTTTTTGGGTAGCCTGCCATCGCCACCGCCGATGCGATGGTGCCGAGGTCGGTCCAAGGTATCTTCACCAGCCATGCCGACCGTGCTGCCGGCGTGGCCTCCTTGTCGAGCTCCTGGGCAAACCCCTCGGAGGCTGACACGCAGGCCGTGAGCAGAGACAGGTGCAGCTGCACCAGAGCCTCGAGAGCAGTCTCGTCGGCATCCTCGGCACGCAGCCGACCTCTCACCTTGTCGAGCGCACCGTAGTACCGGGCACCCTCGAGCGCGTTAGGCTCACGCACCAACAGCCGACCCTTATGCCCCTTGACCTCTACCTCAATCCACAGATTCTCGTTGAACTCAATCATCCCATCCCCCTAGGTTGCCGACTATTCCGGCGAGTAGAAACCAATCGAACCAATGTCAGCCACGCTGCTGGCGTTGACGATGCCAGCGAACTTGAGACCGATGTTGCGGTACCCGTTGCTCTCGCCCGGCGTCGGCCACTGCACCAGCTGCGGCTGGTCGAGAGTAAAGGTCACCTCGGTGTTTGCGCCAATGGTGAGCGCAACCTCAAACGCCGAACTGCCAATCGTGTTGTCCTCTGCCTCAGTCCAATCCGCCTGCGTGCTCTCCGCGAGGTCAGCAACCTCAACCTCAATCGAAGGCGAGCTGGTCAGCGAAATCATGGCAATGCCCATGCCATAGGTCTGCTGCGCATCAAGCACATCCGACAGCGCGAAGCCCGGGTCGTAGGTCACCTTGGCAAGAGCCGAGGTAGAGGAGCCAAGCTGCAATGTGGCCGTCAGAGATGCGTTGATGCCAATAAGCGGCGCAGGGTAGGCGTAGGTGGGCACCAACGGCGTGCTGCTTGTGACCGGCCGCCACTGCCCCTTGACGCTCCACTCGACCGTAATCTTACCGCCAGCCTCAAACGAGAACTTCGGAATGCACACGCAGCCGCTTGCCTCGTACCGCTTGGCACCAATCTCCTCGTAAACAATCGAGAAGGTTGAGCACTGGTTGTTGGCACTCGTGCGAGTGGCAGCAACATCGTAGATAGCCTGGCTAACAAACTTGAAGTCATTGTCTGTAATGAGGCTGCCCGGCGCAATCTTGAACGGGCAGGACCGGAACAGAGCGTAGAGAACCGAGTTGGCACTCGTCGGGTTGGCCGTGAACACGCCAGGCGCTCCGCTCAAGAAGTTCCAGTAGAGCTCAGTCGTGAAGCTGATGTCCCAACCGATGCCGCCCGTCTTGGCCGCGAGCTCACCACCGTAGGGCGTCATCACATCAGCACGACGGATGATGCCAGGACCACGAGGCGTGAACTTAGGCGTGCCAACCACCGGCACGAAGTCAGTGCCAGCAGGTGCAACGTAGGTGCCCGGCGTGGCCTCGAGCTTGATGTATACGCCGCTTGTGTTACTCGCATTCAATACTTGAGCCATGGTCTACCTCGCTATGCCCCGTCGTTGGTGGACGAGTATTGTTGCTCGAACAGTCTGCTGTATCACTGTCTGCCCCGTATCATCGAGGCCAACGGCAAAGTCAGTCGGTGTCACACCTGACCCGGGCAGGCAGTTGAAGATGCCCGTTTGCACAAAGTTAGGTGTGTTCTGATTGCGGGCGTCATAGTTGACTAGGCCATACACAGGCGAGGTCAAGATGATGAGGATGCCCTCGATGTAGGCACGCAGGCAGGACTCGTAGACCTCCTCCGTGAAAGGCGCCGTAGTCGACAGAGGCTGCGCTACACCGTTGTTGTCGTAGTAGCCCCAGTCGGCATTCACCGACACCTCCATCTCGTGCACCTGGTCCATCGCACCGAGCGCGTCGATAATCTCGCTCGTGGTGCGCAGCACGGTCAAGCCAAAGGCAGGCTGCTGCTCGGCCGTCCACTGAGCACGACGGCTCGTGTAGATGTTGTCGACATCAGGCGCTGGCAGCCCCGGCACGCCCATGCCAGTCAAGAAGGTGTTGGTGCACACCGTCGGCCAGTTAGCCACCACCAGCGCCTTCGCTGTGTTGCTCGCTACCTGTGGACCCCAGTAGAGCTCGGCACTCATGGCTTGCCTCCCACGCTCATCAGGTAACGCACCGCAAACTCGTTGCTTACAATACCCACCTTGGCGCCAGACGGCTGATTCATGGCAAGGTCCTGCATGGCCTTGCGCACCGCGTCGATGAACGGGTCACCAAAGCGCACCAGAGGCCGCTTAGGGGTAGGGATGGTCACAGTGCCACTCTTCTTGCGAGAGGTGCGGCGCGTGTAGGCTCCAACGCCTCTGTCGTGGTTGGCAGCATAGGCCACGTTGGTGCCCATCTCCACCTTGTTGCCCTGCACATCCCACACATAGCCGAGAGCCCGATTGGGTATGCACAGCGACGGCCAGAGCCTCTCCTTGTCTCCCTTGGTCGTGCTCTGTGGCTTAGCATTCCAACGCAGGATGCCTCCTGGCTGTATCGTCTTGACGCCTAGCGACCACCGCTTGATGGGCAGCCAGTAACGCTGCTCCTGCCGAGTGTAGCCCGGCCACTTAGGACCCGTGCTGCTGCCCTGCGTGGCGAACATGACGCGACGGCTCTCTGCCCATGCCTTGCTCAAGTCGCCGTTCTTGTCAGCCCAGAACTTCTGCCACTCGCCTGCGTTGCGGATAGCCGCCTCGAGCTGGTAGATGCCCTGATGGCTGTTGTCCTTCATGGTTATCTTGAAGCTGCTCATGCCTACATCTTATCGGTGTTGGCATTCACTGCAAGCCGAGAACCGCTGTTGAGCGTCTTGAGAGTAATCTCGGCCGTGTAGTCGGCATTGCTGTGCAGGATGTTCGGGGCGCTCGTGCCCGTCGGCCGCGTCGAGCCCATGTCGCCCGGCAGCTTGCGCAGGCGGTCCATCAGGTCGTAGGCCTGCTTGTCCCACTCATCGGCAGCCGTGTTGCTGTTCTGGTTACGCATGCGAACCACATCAGCCGCCAGCTTGAGCAGGATGTACCTGCCTGCCATCCGATACATCGGCATCGTCGTCTGTGCATTGAGGCCCTGCGGCGACACACCCATGCCCTCGAGGAAGCCGTTGATTTCGGCAGCGTGGTCCTCGATGATGCTGTCAGCCTGCGCTGACGTAGGCGTGCTGTCGTTGGCAAACGCTATCTTGGGTAGCAGCCTGCCAATGTCGGTGCGCACAATGCCAAAGGTGTAAATCGCCATGGTGCCTCCTTGAGTAGAACTGGGCGGGGGGATGAGCACCCAGCCCTACTCGAGAAGGGCGAGCCGTAGCCCGCCCCCGTCAATGGCCTACGAGAGGCCGGTAGCGAGACGGGCCCACTTGTTGGCCGTGCCGCCGAGGACGGTCACGCCAAAGTCGGACTCGACATACATGCCAACGCCAGCCGGGTTGAATGCCGAGTAGCTGAAGAGCTGGCCGAGAGCCGCGTTGGGCTCGGGCGTCATCGTCTGAAGGAAGCCGCTGTCGCCATAGGCCTCGGCAACCTTGAAGAGCGCGACGTTGCCCGTGGTCATGACAACCGAGCCAGTCTGAGTGGCGATGGTCGGCAGGTACTGCGGCATAATCTTGAGCTCAAGCGGAACGATGAGCTTGGTGGCAAAGAAGGCATTGAGCTGGCTCATGTCCGACGCGCCAGCGCGGTACTGCGCAGTGCCGTCAGACTTGGACGCGATGCCGTAGCCCATCTGGAACACTTCGTTTTTCTGCATCAGGATGTTGGCAGTCGCAAGGTTGCAGACCGCAACCCACTTGCCGCTCTCGATGTCGCAGCCGTCAGCCGCCGATGCCAGGAGGAAGTCGTTGAAGTCCTTCTGAAGCGTCGCAGCAGCCGTCGAGCCACCCGTGATGGCGCCGTTGGAGCCGAAGTTGGCCGTGTCGTTGAGCGCAGCGCCAACAACCGCAGCGTGGAGCTGGGCACCCTGCACCGCGAGCTTCTCGGCATAGCGAG